GCATACCACCTTCGGTCATTTGAGTGTGTTTTGTCCGATTCTATGTTGAATTGCTCTTGCTGCCATACGGAAGTTTCCAAAATCCATAGTTCCATCTTCTTCGCAAAAATCCTCAAAAATCTTTTTGATTTGTTCGTCAGTGATTTGTGGGTCAATCATTGGGTTTGTTTTGTATGAAGTCATTATAGAGCATCAGGAGGGTCTTGTGGGAGTATAGTGTGCCAGTTCTTAAAGTGGCACCTTACTCACCATTCTAAAACCTTTGTGCTGTTTGTATCTTCCCGTGAAAGTTCTTGTAAGATTTACTCTTTTCAAGTCATATCTTTTACAAAAATCTCTTAAACTTTTTGTCTTATGTGTAATGTTGTTCTCAAGTTCTATTATATGATATTCATACTCTGCGTTTGATTCCCTTATTCTTTCCTTCAAATCATTATCAAGTTTTATCCCATATCTTGGATTATTTTGTTTTCTTGTTTTCTTTTGTATTTTATTTTTGGTCTCTTCCGAAAGTAACCTACCATTCATTCCACCAGTATCACTATTATATCCATTTTTAAATGTATCATATATTCTTATCCAATACATTTCTCTTTCATTTATCAAATCAAAATCACATTCTTCAATCACACCATAAATGAAGTTATTTTTACCATATTTCTTTATGGCACGGTGAAATTTATATTGTGAGTTAGAAGACCTACAAAAGTGGTCATTTATTCTATATTGTAGTTTTTGTATTGTTTGTCCTATGTATTTCTTTCCTGTTGAAATACAATAGACACAATAGATAGTGCCTTTCATTCTACTCTAATTTGACCGCATATGTATTTATATTAAAAAGGAGGAGATTTCTCTCCTCCATCCTGATAGATTGCGGTCAAATCAGGTATTATTATTTATTTCCTATCGTAGGAAAGAGTTGGCACTGGAAGACCATTCTCTGTAGGTACATAGATGGTCACGTTACCTTTGTTGCTGCCTTCTTCAAGTCCAGTGATATACAGGTATTGGAGATACTCACGGTTGTCTTTCAGACTATCACCAATAATCTGGTTTGCTTTAGCAACACCTTGAGCACGGATGATTTCAGCATCAGCAAGTTGTTGTGCCGAATCTTTCTTTGCTTGTGCTTCCAGAACTGCTACCTGACGAGTAAACTCTGCCTTTTGTAGTTCTGCTTTGCCAGCAAGAGATTGCTGCCACACATTATACTGTGGTCCACCAATAAAGAGAAGACCAAGAACAACTACAGCACCACCAATAACCAGAACAGCAGCAGGGTCAATAAATCCGTTTTGTTGTTTCATAATAATTTACCTAAGAATTAAACAGCAAGAGCAGCAGAAGGAATTTGGACAACTTCAGGCATTTCAGTATCTTCAAACTGATGACGATTCCAGCAAATCCATTCACCATCACGGAAAAGATAAGCATACTCTTCACCATCTTTCAGATACTCAACCACGTTGGCATCAAGGCGAGGAGGACAATCTTCACCACGATAGAAGTAATAGTTGGGTCCATATTCTTGCCTATCACGATCTAGCAAATCATTGCTCCAACGTTCATTAGTCCAGCAAACACTCATATCACCACCATCAATCAGTTCGGAGGCAAGTTCTTTGCTATTGTAATGAGTTTTCAGAATACGACCCAACCATTCGGGATAACCATCCCAGTGATGATACACGGAAAGAACAGAACCATCAGAAAGTTCAAGACCGATGCGACTGCGGGTTGCCATTGAGTGTTTGTTGATTACCTTTGTATTATAGGGCATCCACCAGGGGATCGGTGGATGTCTTGTGCCAGTCCTTTAATCGGCACACTGATGGAGAATAGGAGAATCGAACTCCTAATAAGTGCTTGCAAAGCACCCGTTATACCGTTTAACTAATTCCCCAGAAAAGATAGTATAAACCATCTAGAAAAGATTGTCAATACTATTCAATTTATAATTTGTGATAAGAAGTTCCTTCTTTACATTATCTTTAGTTCCTTTTTCTCCACGATGAACCATTGAATATCTGAGTTCCCATTCATTTTGATTGTACTTTTTGAATCGTTCAGTAATCCAATCATTGATGTTATATGTAATCATAAACCGATGTTGGCATTGATCTACATCATCTGCAAATCTTTGATGAGAGAATGTCTCGTGAAGTTTTCTTCCTGTTCCATAAAGGAAATCTTTAATATCATAAGGAGGATCAAGAAATACAAATACTTTCTCACCAGGAGCATTCATTACCTCTGAGTAATCAATATTTGTAATCTTCCAGTTCTTAATAATATTAGAATACAATGGAAGTTTATCAATACCAACTAATGAAAAATTAGATCTTGATGCTTGAACTGAAAATGTAGAGTTCTCTGTAAGACCAGAATAAGAACACTTATTCATTACAAAGAATGCAACTGCTTGTTCTAATGGTTCTAGATTTGCAATAGTTCGTGCATAATCATTGAAGAGTTCTTTATGTGCATCATCGTCACCATTGATTTCTTCTTTGATTGCTCTTAGTTTATCTGCAAGAACTTTTCCATTATCACGAAGTTGAATCCAGAAGTTATAAAGATAATAATACTTATCATTTACCCAAATCGGAAGAGTTGGGTAATTTTGTGAAACCATTAAAGATATGCTTCCACCACCCAAGAATGGTTCACGGAACTCTTTGAAATCACTAGGAAACCAAGGAGCAAGAGTTTTTAATGCTTTACTCTTGCCTCCAGGGTAACGTAAGCAAGTCTTTAATGGAAATTGTTTCATCGATTTTTAATCCAGTTAATCATCGTTTCTCGAAGGAGATCAGACAGTCTATCAGGTGACTCGGGAAATGTAAAGTTTTGAGTGTCCAAATCAAGAACATTCAGTTCTTTAGTTGGAAACTGAACCATCACACCATCACCCTTACTTACATAATAATTTTGTGCAGTTTCCCGAGAAGCAATTGCAACCTTATATGAATCACGATCAATAATCATTACATAATCAAATTTATTCTCAGTTTTATATCGGTTAAATGCAACTTCAGTTACATCACCCCGATAGTTTTTCATTTTTACTTCTTTGCAAGTTCCATCTTTTTTAAAGAATCCTTTAAGGAATTTTGCTTCAATTCGGATAGTTTCTCCGTTAATCTTCAAGATGAAGTCTACACCATCCTCATCAACATATTCTACTTGAGAAAAACATGCAATAGCAAGTTCAAATACCTTTGCTCGCAAAAAGTTATCTGAGTTGCTCTTAAATCCTTTATCGGAGTAGGCATCCTTGACTGCTCCGAAAATCATGTTCCAATCAAATTCAGTTTCACAGATTTGCTTAAATTCAGTAGTCGTAATCATAAGTTAGATAATTCGATAAGTTAGTTACGATTTGCCTAGAAAGGCAGTTCCTGGATGAATCACACAGGAACCACCATCATAGCACGAAAGAGTCTGACCGTTAAATCAGACACTTTGGAGTGTGCCGTCTTTTTTGAGTTGAGAGAAGAACTTACCAACACTTTCTACTGTTGGAAATTGCTCCCGAACAGCAGAGATAGTTTCACATTTGAAAAGATAAAACTTTTCAGGTTTTGATGTGTAAGCAACTCCAACCTCATTGGTTTCATAATCAAAAGAAACCTTTGCGATTGCAGAAGAGTTTTCAACTTCAAGAACTTCCATTTGGGTTCCTCATTCAACTATCATATAGTAGCACAAAAAAAGACCCCGTGAGGGGTCTAGTGGACGGTTTGGGAAGTGTCCTCAGTCCATTATAATAAGATTATACCAAGTCTCACTCATACCCTCAATGATCTTGTCTGCAGACTCTTTATCATCTGCATATCCTTCCGAAATCAAATAATCAATTACTCTTTCGTAGGTTTTATAAGTTTCCTGTAATTCTCTTGGTGTTGGTTTCATTTGACTCTTTTTATTTTTATTTATTGTTTTTATTCAGTACAATGAATAAATTTTGTAATTGCAAATCTTTTATTTTTAACTACTTTTGTTATTCCATGTTTTACCCATCCTGGGAAAATAATAGTTCTATTATTTTCACTTTTAATTGTGAAATTATGATTAGGAAAAAATAAATCTCCTCCAATAAATTTGTCATGACTAATTGTGGTAGAAACAATTGCATTTACCCACAGGTCTTGATGAGCATCATAAGAATCTCCTTCTTTATAACATCTGACCTTTGTATAATCTACATTTGATGCCATTACAATGTCCCAATATTCATTTTGTTGAGAAAATTGATCACATAAGTCGGTATCAAATATTTTATTAGAAAATTTCAATATATTGG